CATAACATCATTTCATTTGATGCATATTGGCTGCGTATGTTGTGGAATATCAAAATCATGCCAAGCAAAGCTAAAGACACTCTAATGATGTCAAGGCTCCTTGATCCTACGTTACAGGGCGGTCACAGCCTACGTGCCTGGGGTGAACGTCTTGGTGAAAACAAACTTGACTTTGAGGATTATGATGGTGGGTTGTCTGAAGAGATGGTGTTATATTGTCAGAAAGACGTTAGAGTCACGACAGCTTTATTTAGAACTCTCACGGATTCCTTTAAAGAATGGAAGGATGCGAGACAGAGCATTGCTTTGGAGCATCAAACAGCGATTGAAATGGCTAAACAAGAGCGAAACGGTTTTAAACTGGATGTTCCTCAAGCTGAAATATTATACGCTCAATTGTCGGATAGAATGTCTGTTATTGAAGAGCAGATGCAAGACGTGTTTCAACCAATTGTTGAAGAGCGTTGGTCAGAGAAGACAGGAAAGCGACTAAAGGACAAAGTAACAGTGTTCAATCCAGGTAGTCGTAAGCAGATTGCACAACGCCTACAGCAACTTGGATGGAAACCACAAAAACACACAGAGAAGGGATCTGTTGTTGTTGATGAAACAACATTAGAAGATGTACAGATTCCTGAAGCTGCTTTAATTGCTGAATACTTGATGATACAGAAGCGTGTTGGATTGCTTGATAGTTGGCTAAAACATGCACATCCTGATACAGGTAGAGTACATGGCGGTGTCATCAGTAATGGTGCTGTCACTGGACGTATGACACATCACAGTCCCAACTTAGGACAAGTGCCTAGTGTCAACAAACCCTATGGTGTTGAATGCCGTAGTTTGTGGACAGTGGATAGTGGCAATCAGTTAGTTGGGACAGACTTGTCCGGCATTGAATTACGTTGTCTTGCGCATTACATGCAGGATGATGATTGGACAGAGGAACTACTGAATGGTGACATCCATCAGAAGAACGCTGATGCTGCAGGGATTACAAGACCGCAAGCGAAAACTCTGATTTACGCTACGCTGTATGGTGCAGGGCCGGCCAAGATTGGTAGTATTGTCGGGGGTGGTGCAAGAGAAGGAAGTGAAATCCTGCAACGCTTTTACGATAACACTCCTGCTCTATCACGGCTCATGGAGAAAGTGAGGAAGTATGCTGAGAAAGGATACGTACCAGGATTGGACGGTAGACGTATCATTGTTCGGTCTGAACACGCAGCATTGAACAGTTTGCTACAGGGATGCGGAGCTATCATTGCAAAGCAATGGTGTGTTGAAGCACACAAGGCTATCAAGCAAAACAAATTAGATGTACGACAGGTTGCGTTCGTACATGATGAAATCCAGATGGAAGCATCTACTCAGGATGCTGAGCAAATTGCATCCATCATGGTGGAGGCGGCCAGACAATCAGGCCGTACATTGGGGTTTCGGTGTCCTGTTGACGCTGAAGCAAAAATAGGAAATAATTGGTATGACACACACTAATGTGTTATAATATTATCTACTCACCAACAGGAGAATGAGTATGAGCAATCAAGTAAAGTTTAATGCCACCCTCATGTGGGGTTATTTGGATAAGAAGGATGAAGAGGGATCGCCACAAGCGTCTCAATATCCTGACAACAAGTACAAGGTGACTCTCACCAATCTCAATGAAGCTGCAGTGAATGCAATTAATTCACTCAACATCAAAAACCCGCCAAAGTCTCATAAGTCTGATGAGTATGGCATGGTATTAACACCTAAGTCTGTTATTCCGATTGAGGTGGTTGATGAGAATGGTGATCAGATTCCTGGTAGCAAGGTGGGATGGGGATCTAAAGCCTCTGTTCTATTAGGCTACTATGACTGCAAGTATGGCCGCTTCCCTTCTATCAAGAAGCTAGTGGTTACAGAGCTTGTATCACCTCCAGAGCCTGTTACTGCTGAAGACACTCCAGAAGAAGACGCTCTGTAATGTCTTATAGTGTAGCGATCATTGACGCTGACATCCTTGTCTATCGTTTCGGATTTGCATCCAACAATGATAGCGAGGATGTAGCTATTCGTACCATTGCGCATTTTCTAGAAGACTTGGTAATGCTTGAGTTGCCACATTGTCAGCGATGGTCACTACACCTCACTGGCAAGCGTAATTTTAGAGATGAGATTGCTGTTACGGCTCCGTACAAAGGCAATCGCAAATCTGAAAAACCTATCCATTACAAACTAATCAGGGATTATTTAGTGTATGGATGGGACGCTGTTGTTTGGGACGGAATGGAAGCAGATGATGCCATTGCTATTGAAGCAACAGAGCTAAAAGGCGATGGTGTCATTGTTTCTCTTGATAAAGACCTGGATCAGGTTGTAGGTTGGCACTACAACTTTGTCAAGGACAATCTTTATTATGTTGACCAAGAAACAGCAGACTACAACTTCTATAAACAATTCCTCACTGGGGATGCCGTAGACAACATTAAAGGCGTACACGGCATTGGCCCTAAAAAAGCTGAGAAGCTACTGGAAGGTAAGACACCAGTGGAAATGTGGGAAGTGATTGTTGAGCATTTGGGATATGAACGTGCAATGGAAAACGGTCATCTCTTGTATATGCTACGCAGCGTTAACGATACGTTCACACCACCTACAGAGGTGATAACGTGACACGTGGAGTTAAGAATAAAGCAGGGAACACTTGGACAACGGCAAGGTATTTTAGTTTCATACGTTCATCCCTCAGACGTGCTTGGACTAAATACCCTGTTCGTTATCAAGTGATGGACAAGGCAAGGAAGCCTTATTCAGGGAAGGATAAGCGTACCAAGTGGGTGTATGAATGTGCTCAGTGTTCAAATCTGTACAAGTCTACAGAAGTGAATGTTGACCACATCACACCCGCAGGGACGTTAACAAAGTATTCTGATCTTCCAGGATTTGTTAAAAGACTGTTCTGTGAAGAGGACAATCTACAGGTGTTGTGTAAAACCTGTCATGATGTGAAGACGAAAGAAGAGCGATGCACGACAAAACGTTGATTATCAGTTTTAGTGGTGGTAGGACATCTGCGTACATGACAAAGATGTTGTTACAAGAACGTGAAAAATGGAAAGACGTTATTGTTTTGTTTGCTAACACAGGACAAGAAGACGAAAAGACACTAGAATTTGTTCACAATTGCGATGTATCTTTTGGTTACAACACTGTATGGCTAGAAGCTAAAGTAGATCCGGAAAAAGGCAGAGGAACATCATTTGAAATTGTTACTTACGAAACAGCATCTAGAGACGGTAAGCCGTTTGAAGATGTTATTGCAAAATATGGAATACCTTTTACTAAATCCCCACATTGCACACGAGAGCTAAAGCTATACCCTATTCAAGCATACATTAGATCACTTGGGTTGAAGAAATCAGATTACAAAATGGCAATTGGTATTCGTGTAGATGAATTTGATAGAGTGTCTGCAAATGCCAAAGAAAACTCATTGATTTACCCTCTTGTTGAGCATAACGTTACAAAACAAGATGTTCTAAATTGGTGGCGTGGTCAACCATTTGATTTAGATATTCCAGAACATTATGGTAATTGCACATGGTGTTGGAAAAAGTCTTTTAGGAAACTATTTACATTGCTAAAGGAAAGACCAGATGTTTTTGAGTTTCCTGAAAAAATGGAGCGTCTTTATGGAAATAGAGGCGCATTGGCAGCAAAACTAGGAAAAGAAATAAAGTTCTTCCGTGGCTTTAAATCCGTAGAGGATCTGAGACAAATGGCTGCAGAAGGATATAATGAGTTTGTTGATCAACATTATTTAGATATTAGCAATGGCTGTTCTGAATCATGTGAAGTCAACTTTGATGAAACATTTCAATATGAACTAGATTTAGGAGCGTAAGAAATGAATCCATTTGATGATGAAGACAAGATTTACATGACATTTGAACTACGTGGTCATGGCAAGGAACAAATCATTCGCTGTGAATATAAAGACACTGTTCATTGGACTGAGGTGATTGATGATGTTGTAAAGCAAATTGAGGCGTGTTGGGGATACACATTTGAACTACCTGAAGAACTAGGTATCTATCACAAGGGAAAGAAAAATGACTGATGATGTACAGGTGGGAGGCAACCACTACACATCTAAGTCTGTGCAGCCTTGGGAAGCAATGGAAGCCTGGATGTCTGAAGAGGCATTCAAGGGCTACATTTGGGGCAATGTAATCAAATACATGGCAAGATGGGAAGACAAGGGCGGTGTTGAAGATCTGAAAAAGGCTCAACATTATCTTGACAAACTCATCTCAATCGTGTAGAATAGTAGGTTCGCATCGGCAATGCTAACTTTAGAAGAACTCAAAGAAAGACTGATGCAGTTGGACGAGACTCTCCTAGTGGAACGTCTTGAAATAACATCAGAAGAAATAGTCAATAGATTTTCTGATCTCATTGAAAACAACTACCAAGACCTTATCGGAGAACTAGATGAAGACACACCTTGGGATAACGATTGATTATGAAAGAGACAATCGCCTTAGTGAGCAAGCAGTTACACTCATGCGTGACTACTATATGCTTGAACATGAAACATCTCCTCAAGAAGCCTTTGCACGTGCTGCAGTGGCTTATTGCTATGATGACCTTGACTTTGCACAACGTATTTACGACTATGCTTCAAAAGGTTGGTTTATGTTTGCGTCACCTGTGTTGTCAAACGCACCTGAACATGGCAGAGGCAATAGGGGCTTGCCTATTAGTTGTTTCCTTACTTACGTGGGCGACAATCTTGATAGCCTTATTGAACATAATGGTGAAGTAGCATGGCTTTCCGTAAAGGGCGGAGGTGTGGGTGGGCATTGGTCAGACGTGAGAGGGATCAGCGACAAAGCCCCAGGCCCGATGCCGTTCATGAAAGTAGTAGACAGCCAGATGACAGCGTACAAACAGGGCAAGACTCGCAAGGGGAGTTATGCCGCATACCTAGACGTAAGCCATCCTGACATTGAAGAGTTTATATCGTTTAAAGTGCCTACAGGTGGAGACATCAATCGTAAGTGCTTTAACTTGTTTAACGCTGTGAATATCACAGACGAATTCATGGAGAAAGTAATTAATGATGAACAACACGATCTTACAGACCCGCACACAGGAATTGTTAGAGATACAATCCCGGCTCGTAAACTGTGGCAACGAATCCTTGAAGCTAGGTTCAGAACTGGCAGTCCATACCTTAACTTTATTGACACAGCCAGAAGAGCTTTACCAGAAGCTCAAAAGCAACTTGGATTGTCAATTAATGGCTCTAACCTCTGCAACGAAATCCATCTCGCAACATCTGAAGAACGAACAGCCGTCTGCTGCCTCTCCTCAGTCAACCTTGAAAAGTATGATGAATGGAAATCAAGCGGCATGGTTGGAGACCTTATCCGATTCTTGGACAACGTGCTTCAATACTTTATTGACAACGCACCAGAAGAACTTGGAAAAGCTGTATACTCAGCATACAGAGAACGTTCAATCGGTCTTGGAGCAATGGGCTTCCACGGCTACCTCCAATCCAAAGGAATAGCCTGGGAATCATGGCAAGCCGCTTCTGAAAATTACCAGATCTTTAAAGCGATCAAGGAGCAAGCAGTAGATGCAACATACCAACTTGCAACAGAACGTGGTGAATGCCCTGATGGTAGTGGTACAGGCGTTAGAAATATGCATCTTCTGGCTATTGCTCCTAACGCTAACAGTAGCATCATATGCGGTTGCTCTGCCTCTATTGAGCCTCGTATTAGTAATTGCTACGTGCATCGGACAAGGGCAGGCAGTCATACAGTGCGTAATCCGTACTTGGAGGCAGTGTTAGATAGGTATGGCAAGAACACGAAAGCGACATGGAAGCTCATTCTTGAGAATGAAGGCTCTGTACAGCTGTTGGGGTGGTTATCCGACAGTGAGAGGGATACGTTTAAGACAGCGTTTGAACTGGATCAATCGTGGGTTGTGGAACACGCCGCAAAGAGGCAGGAGTTTATCTGTCAAGGACAGAGCGTCAACGTATTCTTTCCATCCGGCACGGATAAAGCTATCGTTAATCAGGCACATCTCAAGGCTTGGAAGGAAGGCCTTAAAGGCTTATATTACTTGCGCACCACTGCAGGCGTTACAGCGGAGAAAGTTGGCACGAAAGTAGACCGCAATGCGCTGAAGGACTTTGAAGATGATGAAGGATGTGTATCATGTCAGGGATAACCTTGAAACTCAAAAAGACATGGTTGAAGTTGCTGAAGGCTTCTTGCAATCGTAATTGGGATAAAGCACGTAAGCAACATGCAAAGATCATCGGGTTGGAACTGGAGATTAGAGTACTTGAAAAATCAAACGGAAAATTTAATTAAGCGATTGGAGTTGATAAAGGACTCCGATCCTTTTAATAAACAGATACTGAACGACTGTTACCTCCACATTCAGAGGTTACAGGATGAAGTAGATCGTTTGGTGTATCACAACAATAACCTAATGAATGTTATATATCAAAACCAATCAGAACTGGAGAATTAAGATATGTATATTAAAGCGGACGATCTTATTAAATTGATGGATTGCGTAGACACATTTTATTTTAATTCAAGCAATGAAAAAGATGAATTGTTGCTTGACCTAACAAGAGACTTAGTTACTTTTATTAGATCATATCTCAAATACCAGACTGTAGTGTTTGAAAAAGAACTAGAAGACAAACAGAATGAGGTACGACTGTAATGTCACTACTGGAGAGTAACACCACATACAAGCCATTCAAATACCCTTGGGCAGTAGAGTACGCTACACAGCATGAGCGTATTCACTGGATTGAGGATGAGCTAGAGCTACAAACAGATGTCAACCATTGGAAATCAGATGCCCTATCACAAGCAGAGAAACACCATATCACCCAGATCTTGCGGTTATTTACGCAAACTGACGTTGCAGTGGGAACAAACTACTTGGAGTATTACATTCCCAAGTTTAAGAACAATGAAATCAGGGCAATGCTCACCGCCTTTGCTAGTAGAGAATTTATCCACCAAAGAGCGTATGCCTTGCTCAATGACACTCTGGGACTACCTGAAGAAGAATTCACCACATTCTTAGAATATCAACAGATGGCTTCAAAAGTGGAGTTTATGTCTGATATTGATATGCATAGTGTTAGCGGTACAGCACTAGCTATCGCTAGATCGGTGCTGAATGAAGGCATGTCATTGTTTAGTGCTTTTGCTATGCTGCTTAATTATCAACGGTATGGCAAGATGCCAGGGATGTGTACTGTTGTTGAATGGTCTGTCCGTGATGAATCACAACATGCGGAAGGCATGGCTAAGTTGTTTAGGGAGTTTTGTGATGAGCACCCACGGATTGTGAATGATGATTTTAAGAAAAATATATACGAGATGTTTCGCACTGCAGTCAAGCTTGAAGACAAGGTTATTGATTTGGCGTATGAGATGGGTGACTTGGAAGGTTTGTCGGCGGCAGATGTCAAGCAGTACATTCGCTACCTCGCAGACAGACGACTACTCCAACTTGGCCTCAAGACGAATTGGAAGGTTAAGGAGAATCCTTTGCCGTGGATGGAGGAGATATTAGGCGGTAGTAGTATGTCTAACTTCTTTGAGAAGCGTGTCACTGATTACAACGCACATGGTTTAGAAGGAAATGATTGGGGATGGGCAGTATGAAGATAGGGACAGCTTTTAGCTTTAGATTTCATAATGTGTTTGGGCTTTCAGTAGAAACTGTAGAGGCTCAACCAATCTTAGGATGGCATGATGAAAGTGACATTGATGAAGCAGAAGTGTTCTTTTTTGATGGGTGGATAGTGAACATCCCATTCTTTAAAGTTATGTGGGGAGATGTCCACCAGATATTTGAATAGTTTCACTCTCCGGTGATTATGCCCCTCCAAGTGAGGGGCTTTTTT